AGCTCCTCAGGGTTTACAGTAAATGGGTCTACGCCTGTCTTTTCTTTTATCACCTCCAGAACGGGCTTGGCCACCATCTGCCCCTCAATCATATCCTGATACTTGCTTCGCTTGGCCTGCGAAAGGGCGTCTTGGGCATACGCCTTGACCTTGAAGACGCGCTCGGACATACCGTTGACTACGATATCCACGAACTTAGGGAGGATAGGAACCGGAGTCCAGTCCAGATTGAGGTACGAGAGGTCGCCGTCGACAGCGAGCTCGTTCTTATACTTGGCTATGCTTTGCTCGCCACGGGCGTAGAGGCGCAGGCGGTTGAACTCGCGCCACTGGTTGTAGAAGCGGCACTGGTTGCCATCCTTTTTAAACCACTCGTATTGAATGGCCTGACCAATCATTAGGCCATACTCATCCGTGGCTTTCTCGGCGTCAGAAACGAACTGACTCGGAAACCCTGCGGTAGAGATGTTGATTTTGACATCCTTCATTTATCTCTTGAGCTCGCTCCTAAAACCCTTATTGGTATACCTAGGCAAGGTAATGCTTATTGAACTCTTCTTTTGTTCAGGCATATACAGGTGCTTTTGGTTGGCCATAACGGCGAGGCCACTGCTGATAGTAGCGTCGAAAGCAGTCCTATTGCTAATATCAAACCGGGCCCAGTCCTCGAGAGTACGCACGAAAGGCATCTCCCCTATCTCCCCGTTTTCGCGGAAGGTGCCGTCCATATCTATGCCCACATGCTTCTCTATGTAGCTCTCTATAGCTGCGGCATGGGCCTGCTTAACGTCCTCGCTACTGTTGGGTATCCCGCCCAGCTCGCGCTCCGTCTTAGAGAGCTTGTTGAGGTGCTTGTCCGGGCGGTTCATGCAATAGCCCCGGTACCCACGGTTCTTGAAGTGGTAGAGTAGGCGCGGTTTATTGTTCTCGATAAGGATGGGCATACCGTAGAAGACGCACGCCATGAGCACCTCCTCGAAAAATATCTCTGCCGTCTGTGGCCTAGCGACATACTCCAAGAAGAACTGGTTGGTGGGGGCGTCGTCCATATGGAACTTGGTCATTCCGTGCAAAGCGCCGTTAGAACCACCGCCACCAACAGTGCCGCTAATATCGTAGGAGTCACATCCAAAAGAACCAAGGTGCTCATTGCCGGGGAACTTGATGCCGCGCTTTTCCAACCACCGGTTCTGTAGCCCCGCCTTTGGGAACCAAGAGATATTAAAGCGACCGCGCTTGTCAGGTCTAAAGATGACACGCGAATCTTTAATGCCGTTTTCCCAACTGAAAGACCCGCGCGTGAGGTAGTGCTCCTTGACCAAGCTATCGGCGTAATCTATCTGCTGGTAGATTTTGGTGAGGTTGAAGAGGCTCTGCTTGCTTTCGTCCCTAAACGCATGCGACTCAGTACGCGGAAACTGTCGGTAGAACTCGTTGAGCGCATCGGGGTCGCTCTTCATACTATCTACCTCCGCCTCCCAGTAGTCGATAGCGCCGCCCTTAATCATCTCGCCATCGACGCCCTTGACGGGCTTCTCCGGGGCGTAGAAGACGGGGTGGCCGTACTGGTCTATGAAGCCCTCCATATTGTACTCCATGGGGATGAACAGGGAATACATGCCGCTCTTGGTCTGGCCGTTGGCGTTGCGCGTAGCGGGGTCGGAATCCTCGTACAGCTTCTTGAAGTTGGAGCCACCCTTGGCAAGCGCGTTGGACGTAGAACCCATGAGGCACTTGCCGATAATCTTGCTTCCCAAGCGCAGGCACGTCTTGGTTACCCTCCAGTTGTTGAGGATATTGTTGGGCTTTATCCACTTCCCGCTCTCGTCATGGACCAGTAGGAGGAGTTTCTCTCCGTCGTAGGAGTTGTCGTCGGTATTCTTCCAGTCTATGGTTGTGTCGAGGCCGAGAATCTCTTCCGCCTCGATATCGTACATATTCTTCTTAGTAATCTTAGACGCCGGAACACGGAAAGCCAGCTCCGTCTTAGGCTTGTCCATACCGTCCTGTATAGGCTTGAAGAAAAACGGAAGTCGGTTGGCGATAGGTACCACCTTATCGGTGAACATCTTCTTTGCATCCGAGCCCGTCTTCGAGAGTATCCCAACGCGTGAGTCTTTAGCCAGCGTGCCCGTATTTACGCACTCCGAAGAGCCCATGAAGGAGAACCCCGAGCGGCGAATCTTGAGGTACGCCATACCGAAGCTGCGGGAATCGGCGCGGCACGCCTCCCAGAAGATAAAGAAAATCCTATTGGCCTCGCGGAAGTCGGGGTAGCCCACATCGATACTCGTCCACTGCAAATACATATAGTGGGCGCCGGTCATATATGTCGGCTTGCCGTTATTCAAGAACCAGTATCCGTCCTCGCGGCGGTCGAACTCCGCCTCGATATAGTCCACCCAGTTGGCCTTGAACGTATTGTGCATATCGTTCCACTGGAATATGCTCTGTATGCGGCTCAGGGCCTTAGGCAGTTCCTCGCGCACCCACCGGTCCTTGCCCTCAGGTAGGTCTTTGGGGGCGGGAGGAAGCGCGATATACAGCCCGTTGATATTAATGACGTCGCCTATCTGCCCCGACTTGGAGATAACGACCATATCGTACTTCTCGTTATATCCGTAGTACCACGTCTTAGCGCGGTTCTTATTGGATACGACAGCCTTGGGGATATGCCCCTCGACGGTGGTATACAGACTACCTAGACCTTCGCTCTGCAAAACCCACTTTACTATCGGTGCGACTTGGCGTCTGTGCCAAAGCTTCTTCCTCGGAATCTATGCGGTTGAGAATCTCCAGCGCATCGAAGATGGCCAGCTTCTTTGTCGCCGCTGCGTTCTTTAGCCTGTCGGCAGCGAGGTCGTCGTCGTCGCCGGGCTTGAGGATATCCTCTTGCGCCACCTTGATGAGCTGCTCCACAGCGATACGCCCCGCCGCGATAATGCGCTCCTTCAGTTGCTTTGAATCTTGCATGTTATCTGGTGGTCAAACATCCTATACAGCTTCTTCCCATCGACCTCGAACTCGTACTCGCTATCGGGGCGGAACGTAACCTCATCGCCAGCGCCTACGCCCTGAGACATAAGATAGTCATTAGGATATCGCATAACGCCCATGAGCGGCTCCTCCGTCAGGGGCTTGAATATCGTAGACTCCTTGGTCGGAATGGGCTCAACAAAGCAGTACCTCCCGTGGGGGCGCCACGCAGAATCTGGGGAGCGCGACATATAGAACTGCTCGAAATCGACAAGGAAGAGGTCGTCCTTGAGGAAGCTGCGCCCGCTTTGGCGCCGGCCCTTCATATCGTTGTAGAACTTGAATACGTTGTGGTGGACCAGTAGGGTGTCCCCAACGGCGATAGGCCCGTCATACCCCACCGGAAGGGCTACGACCACGCCCTCGCGGTTGGCGAAGCGGTGGTCTTCCTCGCTCGTACTTACGATGAGGTCTCCCTTGGTGTTGTTGTATCTGTGGCCCCGGACTATAAACTGGTTGACGGCTCTCAAAAGTTGATATTGTATTCTATTGAAGTGGGCATAGAGGCATTGAACTCCTTCCATAGGACAACCACATCCCCCTTTTCAATATATATGAGGATACCCCCCGTATCCTCGTTGTATTTTATTAGGTGAACGAAGTGGGAGTTGCCGAGTACGGCCTGCCCCACCACGTAACACATGGAGTCCTTATAGTCGGGACCCACGCAAATTTTGCGGATATCTCTCACAGTGTAACAATACGGTACATGACCTGCATAAAACAAGTGCTGTTTCCGTTTGTCGTGGCGGGAGGGTTGTCGGTGTAAATAGAAAGCGCAGTGTTTTCAGATATCCGAGCGTTGTCTACAGTCTGCTGATTAAGACAGAAATATCCGGGGCCATTGGCGTTAATAGAACCCGCGTTAATTGTAAACTGCCCCTCTTCAGAAACACCCGTGTAAGTACCTAGCTTAATAGGGTCTGGGAAGTCGTACTGAACGCTATTGAAATCCAAACGCAAAGCAGCAGAAATAACCTGAATGCTACGCAACAAGCCCGGAGCCGCAACGATTTGCACGGGCGTGGTATCTAGCGTTAGAATTTGAGCAGGCGTCAATGATACCTGAACCTTAAACACAAGGTCTTCCCAAGTAGGACTCAACCCGCCGTTAGACACCAAGGTCTGCCCCTGACTACCATTGCTTCCACCCGTAGTAAAGGTTCCCGACGAAAGAATAATGCCCCCTGAAGATTGAAGCACATTGCTAACAATCAAAGAGGAAGAGGTGATGGTGGGGGAGGTAAGGGTGGTAGAGGTAATGTCTCCCGTAAGGTTGATATCCTCGGTAGCGGTATCGCCAGCCGTGAGTACCGCCTGAAGGTCGGGGATGGTGCCCGCTCCACTGGCCAAATCCACGATACCCCCAATCGTAAACTGCTTGGTTGCGTCACTGTCTTCAGAGTCGGTACCGATAACGGTATCGCCAGCTACCGGAGAGGTCTTCTCCGGGTAGCTCGTTATGTTCCCAATCTTAGCCATCTTACTTCTTGCGGCGGTCGCCAGTAATAGCAGTAATAAGGATATCGAGATAGCCAAATACAGCATTGTCGGATTCCGTGGGAGTGAGGTTCACGATGACCTTGATGAGCGCCATGACAGCTACAACGAGGGGAATCCAGTTTTCTGTGATGAAATCAACCATGGAACCAAGTTACACAATTCAGTACAACCAAGCGACGCTGCCCGACTTGCTCGGGTCGCAGTCGACGTGGATGAAGTTCTGCCCGATGCCGATGCGGTTGAAGCCCGCCTCGAGGAGGCCCTTCAAAATCAGGAACCTGCGGTTGGAACTGTCGGCACGCACGTCACTGGCCCAGCCCGTGAGGTGGCTGCTTCCCGGGACGCCCCCCACAGCAGCATTGTGCTCAGGCGTCCGAAACCCGGAGTTGATGACATAGGGTACATTGCTGTACCCACGAGCCAAATCCAGCTTATCCAAAAACTCCTGTTGCATCTCATGGCCGGAGCCGGGGAGGTCGGGGGAGTCGAACTCGGAGTAGGTGAAGTATTTCAATTGATGCCTTTCTGTGCCAGCAAGAGCTTAATCTCCTCTACGGAGATGACAAGCTTCTCGAGCATATTCATAACGGTAGCTTCCTGCTTCTCCAGCATGGCGATGCGGCCTTTTAATTTCCCCACCTCGGTAAGCATCTTGAAGTACACGCCTATCAGCGCCCCCGCGAGCGTGAGGATTTCGAATATGGTAATGGTGTCGCCCATGCTACATCCGCGTTCTTTTCGTACTCAGGCACCCTACACACCCGAGTGTAGGAATTGTGCCGAGGCGCATGGTAAATATACTGAAGCTCCATTTTATGGGTTCCAAGTAAAAAATGTACTCCCAAACCATGACTTTCCTGAGCCGGTGGTTGCTATCAAATTGTCATAAGCAGATTTAGCAGCGGCCCCATCGTATCCATCTACGGCTACTGTAGCACTAAGACTGAAGGTTATAGGGGGAACCCAAAAGCCCCAGTCTACTCCAGTCCCTTGATTAGGGTTTGCGTTCCAGTCAATCATCATGTTAGCCGCAAGAGCCGGTGATAAACCCACCGCTGTATCCCAAAGAATCTGTATAATATTGTCACCGTTATTAAATGTCCAACTGTTTAAGCCGATGCCGGTAAAAGCAGTGCATTCCTTGAAACAACTGTTGAAATTGTTTATGATAGAAATATTCCAACCAGTAACATCGCCATTGAAAGAGGCGCAATTCCTCAGGTAACCTGAAAGAGTGGTCCTAAGGGTGTTGTTATCCAAAAAAGTTGGGTCGTGATATATTAGGTTTGGACAGTACCAAAAATTTATAAGCTGGTTGTTAGTTAAGCTTATAGAACTAGCGTCAAGAACCCTAGTTACTTCTGGGAATGTCACATTAGCGGAGCGGGTGACGGGCCTCACACCGCCAGTGGTCGGTGGTCCCGCTGCCACAA